AGGTACATGAGTTGCAGCTGCAGTTAATAGATCTATCTTCCATAGCTCTAATGAGTTGAAATGCTTATCCTGCCACTCTCTACCTCTCAGATTGAATGATGCTTCCACCTCTTCACCTACTCTACAGCCATCTAGTAGAGCTGTTTTGTCTCCTGTAGCTTGTAGGGTGATGTATTGAGGATATTTGCCATCCTCTACTGTTATTACTACTTCTCTCTTAGAGAATTTCTCAGTCACTTGTACTGTTTCGCCTATCACTTTGATAAGTCCTTTTACTTTGTACTCATTCATATTATAGTTGTTATTAAATTATACATACCTAGTATTATCAATCCATAAATTATCAGCATCAGGATCATTGCCATTGTTTTTTCTTTCATCATTTGTTGTTAAGCTGATTAATATACTTAACATAGTACTCAGTGCAATGATGCAACCGTACCTTTATCTCCTCCTCAAGCTCTAGGTCTCTAGTGAATAGTAGAGTAGTGATTCTTTTCTCAGGAGCTATGTGATCTACCTGATGCAGTGATAAGTTCTCCCATTCGTTGAGTAGAGATGGGTGAGTAGAGACCATGCAATAGACTAGACTAGCATAGTTCTTATCATATAACATCATGTAAGCTCTTAGCTGCCACTCATAATCTTTATTCACACCCTCCTCTGAGGTAGCAGGGAACGTTTCTAAGGACCATGATGTCTTAATGTCTACTATTTGGTCATCTAGAACTATATCAGCCTCTCCTGTGAGCCATTCGTTGTTTAGTCTCTCAGTGTTCTTAGAGTAGTTGCTAAACATTACAGAGTTGAATAGAGCAATAGAATCATTCTCCTGCAGATTGCCTTTATTAATATACTTGTTATTTAATTCTACATTGTAACCGTAGAAATCCTGCTTAGCTACTGCTCTAATGTAGCTCTTAGTAGTTTCAGATAGCACCTCAGACTTAGTCCGAGATGCTGTCATTAGTTTTCCGAGTGATGATGGATGCCATTTCATAATAACATGAGTGCTTTAAGTTGTAAATCTGTAAGCTCAAAGGTTTCTTTTAGCTTAGGGATAGTAAACTTACCATCTTGAATAGATACAAGTGCCTCCTCAAATCTTTCTTTAGATAAACCAGGCTTAGCTGCCTTAACAGGTACACTAGCTAGATTTGCATCGTCATCTACTGATTGAAGCGAGCAAAGGCTGACCAATGTGTACCTACGGTAGTAGGTCAAACACGATCCCATTTGCTGAGGATTAAGTCCTGCAGGTAGTTCCATGCATGACTCTATTAACTCATTAGAATCTATACAGATTATCTGAGTACATACTGAATTGCCTTGAATAGGCTGTAATAATAGTAGACCATTCTCTAATAAGATTGGTTCTACTGCCTCAATGATTGCATTGATGTCAGAGTATGACTTTTTAAAGTGGGGATTGGTAGCATTCTTAGCTACTTTGCCAATTGACTGCTTAGCCTTGTGGAGCTTTTGGTGCAGAGTTAGTACAGGTGCTGGTACTACAGCTTTTGTTTTAGTTTCCATAATATAGATTTAAATTATTTCAACAAAGATAATCAATTATTTTATATCTGCAAGGAAATTACAATAAAATATCATAAATTCATCAAAATTTCTAGCTATAAAGTATGTACCTCCTGCAGCTTCTACTGATTCCTGATACCTCTTCTGCACCTCTGACTGCCTATCCTTACCATATTTCACCTCAATCTTAACTGACCTACCTCTAATGGTGGCAGATATATCAGCAGATCCTTTAGTACCTGTGCTAGGAGTATAAGTGCCTTTCAGTTGTCTAGTATTCTCACCTACTTGTATCTTCTTACCCTCTCTATATACTCCCATTGTATTGATTCTCTCAGCTTGAAAGCCTGAATAGGTTAGAAAGTGAATGATACATTTAGTGAGAGCATTGGCAGAGTTATCATTCCAATCTGATGCCGTAATGTATGGCATGGTGGGGTGCTTAAGTGTGAGGTAGTTTATCTCTAAGGTTTTGAGGAGTGTTTTGTTTTCTTTGGTCATTTTATATATTTAAAAATTACATACACAATTAAAATCATTATCTAAATCTAAATCTAATTTACCTGTTGTAGGTAATTCAGATAATTTTACTAAATCACTAATTGATTTATGACCTCTAAAAGATGTATTACCATATTTTTGCTCTTCTTTTTTAAACCAATCAATAAATCTAGTGCCAAATTTTATATTATCAATTAAATTATTATCAGACTTTTTCCAACATAATTCACAATTACCAAACTGCCCATGTAATTCTAATTTAAAAGATTCTTTTTGCCAATAATTATTCAAATCTATTTGAGAAATAGGAGTATAAAAATCAGTTAATAAAGGATATATTTTTTGTTTTTGTTCTTTAATTTCAGCCCATGAAATTCTTTTAGGCATATCTTCTTTTCTAAATCCTATAGCTATTTTATAATTATTTACTCCAAAAATCCCATCACATAATTTTTTAGCTGGAATTGTTTTTAAATTTTCAGAGCAATAAGGTGCATCTTGATTTGGTAATCCTTTAAAAATTCCTTTGGTTTTATGTTCAATCATTTTAGAAAATGTTTTAGCACTCATATCTAATTCATCCCATTCTACAATTTTATATCTTACTCCTGTTCCTAAATCATTTGAATAAACACCCTCAATTTTTATTAATGGCATATCCCAATATTTTTCAATATTTTTTAAAAAATTAATTGTTTCAGGTCTTTCCATTCCTGTATTACAAAAAACAAATACTTTTTTATAATTAGCATATTTTTCATTTGTCTGAATATGTCTTGCCATCATTGCAGAACTTCTGCCACCTGATACTGTAACCATTAAATTCATATCAATTATAATTTATACTATCCCATACATCAGGATCTCTCTGTGATTTAATCTCAAACCACCTAGCACCATTGCTAGATCCATCTACATACTCCTTACCATTGTATTCTGCATACTTCTTACACCATTTGTTAAATGTTCTGTTAGTAAGGTACTTCTTTTGGTCAGTGTATTCAGCTATAAAGTTCTCAAACATAGACACCTTATTCAATCTTTGGTCAAATCCTAAATTCTTATTGTCTACCCATTCAATAAAGTCCTGAGATGTCTCATTGATAAACTTTCTTAGCTCTAGATTCTTAGCCTCAGATTCTACTAGACCATTCTCTAAGTAATAGTTTAGGCAATTAATCATGTAATGGTCAAACCTTGCCCATTCCTGCTCATTCCAATCCTCAAACAGCATATAGCCAAATTCATCAAATGGAGTATGATGTGTACCAAAGTAACTACTCAGCTCTACCTCAAACATCCTCCTCTTAAAAGAGCCACCATCTGCTTTGATAGTGTAGTTAGTAGAAATAAGTACTTTAGGTGAGTCTTTTACAGGTAGTTTAATTGCATCTCTACCTTTGTATTCAATAGTAAGCCCCTCAGTGATTATACTAAATAAGCTCTCAAAGTTAAAGTTCTTTCTTACATCATCAAATGCTAGGACCTGACAGTCAGAAGATACAGTCTGATAGGGAAATGATTTATTTGAGTCAAAGGTCTTACCATCAATGGTGCTAACTTTTTTCATGTATCCAATAGCATTAATTAGAATCCCTTTACCACTACCTCCATTAGGATTATCTGAGATAGTTTCATCATTTAGTATAATTGCTTTGTTATTAGCAGATGTCTTATAAGAGTGCAGCATATAGCCTATGATGCTCTTCATAGTATCATATCTCTCTACCTCCTGCCCTGAGATAAACCAAATGAAAGACCTAAACATTGACTCATGGTGATCAGCATCTATTAAATCTCTTTCTATTATCTGATTAGCCCAAACATATCCCTTTAGCTCTGAATATTCATATATCTCATGGTGCTTAGCAAATACTTTTACAGCTGCATTCTTATAGTAAATCATACCGTAATCTATCCCATCCCTTTCCATCTCTACATTAGCAGTATCTATCATGCTGAGGTATTGAGGAGTAAAGAGTTTAGACTTCTCAGCTACAGCATCAAAGACAGGTATCCGATTTGATTGCACCAGGTACTCCATTACTCTATCCTTTATCTGAAATTCAGAGACATGATTAATAAAGTTCTCATTCTTAGTAATAAAAACAAAGGTCTTAGTGTTAGCTACAGGATAGTATTTATAGTACTGTAGATTCTCTAGAAATAGCTTGAATCGGTATGGTATAATTAATACATCACCTTTAAAATCATATTTCCAAAACTCATCTACTTTAATTACCTCCTTAATAGTCTGAATCTCTGACTCTATATTCTCTTTATTGTACTCTTTAAACTCCTCTAGGATGACAGCATCAGACTTGCCACTTAGAACAAAGTTAATCAGCTTATCTTTTTTATCCTTATCCTCAAATTGCTTAGTATTAAAGTTAGCAGTCTTTTTATAGGCAGAATTTATCAGAGCTAGTATCTCTACAGATCCAAAATCTTTCTGCTCAAATCCTATCAGATAATTCTGACAAGTCATTCTATCCACTCCAAAATCATTGAATGCTGCTGCTAATTTGTAAAGTGAGGAGTTTCTATTTTGTGAATTATACTTCTTTTTAAACCAAGTCATCAGCTTATTAGCTATCTCATCAGTATCTAATACCTTAATATTAGTAATACTACCTACCTCACTAGTCTCAAATGGGATAACATCATAGTCAATTATAAAATTAATAGCATCTAGATTAACATAGATATCAGGATCATAAGATTCAAAGCAAGCTCTTGCAATATCTTTCCCTGATTCATCTACTCCATTGAATACTGCAGATATCTGCTTAAAGTATTCTTTGTATTCTTTGTCATCCTGTACTATTGGTATTTTGACTAGAGCTTTTACTCCATTGCCTGATGGTGATGTCCAACAGGCAAAGATAGATTTGTGAGCTTTCAATTCTACAATTAGAGCAGGGATATCCTGCACATCATCAAAGTCTAAAGTAAGTAATCCTGATGCCTTTCTTAAAGATGCATTATTTCTCTTACTGAAATCACCTCCAAAAGTAACAACAGGCAGTTGCATCTTAATGGATTTCCTTTCCTCTTTATCAGTAGAGAATCTAAGGTCTTTACATAACTGCTCAGACTTGCCATTCTTTATCCTATCTAGGTAGAATCCTACATCCTTATTCTGATAAGGTGATACATCCTTGATTGATTTGTAAAAAGTTACTTTCATAGTATAAATAAAAAGTGAGAGTCCCTGCTTAACACAACCGCCAGGAGGAATTGCAGGGATTTATACTCTCTAATGTTTTTTATCATGGCGATTAT